GCACGACCTCCGAACAAACCTTTTCACATGGTCCACAAGCCTCGACGTGGACGGGGAGGTATTTGTCCTCCTCACCCAGACCCCAAACGGCTTCCCCCAATACCAAAGCATCCCAAGCCACCGCATCGCAACCCCTCAAGGGTATGAGGACGGCGACAAGCTAAAGGGCGGAGAACTCAAGGATGGCATTATCTACCACAAATCGGGAGCTCCCAAGCTCTACGCATTTGTGGACAAGGACAACGAGCTGGTAAAGTGGATTCCGGCACAGTCCATCATCCACCTTTACGATCCAGAGTGGCAGCAGCAGGGCCGGGGGCTATCGGCTCTTACCCACTGTATCAATGATTGCCGCGACATCATCCAGAGCACCGAATGGGAGCGCCTGGCGATGATGCAATTCAGCTCGGTAACATTCATCGAGCACAACGAAAGCGGGGCACCAGAGGATAATGGGGCAATTCTTACCGAGACCGGCAGCACCGACAAGGGCGTGGGCGTCACCACCCAGATGCTTGATGGTGGAACCTCCCGATACATTCGCGCCGGTTCTGGCGGGAAAATCGAGGCTTTCCAATACAATCGCCCCGGCAACCCCTTCCACGAGTTCCACGAAAGGCTCTTAAAATCAGCTTATGCGGGTCTCTCATGGCCATACGCCTTTTACTCCGGCCACGGAACGGGCGGAGGCACGGCCCAGCGCACAGAGATCGCCATGGCCCAGAAATCCATCGAGGATCGCCAAGACCTCCTTATGCACGGCGTCAAGCGCCTTGTGGGTTACGCCATTGCCAAGGCACAGCAGCGCGGAGACCTCCCGGAGGCCAAGGAGTGGTGGAAGTGGTCATTCAGCACCCCTCCCAAGCTCACAATCGATGACGGAAGAGTCCTCAAGGAGCTGGAAACCCTCTGGAAGATCGGCGGCGCAAACATGCGCGAAATCGTCGAAATGCGCGGCAAGACACTCGAAGAACACTTTGAAGAGCGGGCAAACGAAATAGCCTTGCGTGAGAAAGCAGCCCAAAAGGCTGAGGAAAAACACGGGGTGGAGATTGACCGCCGGGAGATGTCCCTCATCACCCCCAACGAGCAACCCGAACAGGACAAAGAGTAATCATGGAATTTATCAACATTGAAAACAAGGCCGCGCGCGTATCCTTGGACGAAGCAGTCCACAAAGACAGCATGGACAGACTGAAAGAGGAGATCGGCCAGGTGTTTGGTGCCCAAGCATTTGCCTCGGGCTTGGTTGAGGGTGAAATCACCAACTGTGCAGAAAATGCTGCAGACACACTCACCATCGACATCCACAGCCCTGGTGGCTCAGTTCTGGACGGATACACCCTTTACAATGAGATCCTCGAACTCCGCGAGCGGGGCGTTGAGGTTGTTGCCAACATCACCCTTGCCGCCTCCATGGCCTCAGTGATCGCCATGGCGGCAGATAAGGTCCGCATGAAGAAAGGCGGTCGCATGATGATCCACGAGGCCAGCACCATGGCCCAAGGAGACGCTGACGACCTCCGCAGCGCCGCAGACCTCCTTGAGTCCATTTCTGACGAGATCGCAGGCATTTACGCAGAGCGCACCGGAATGAGCCGCGAGGAATGCCGCGAGCTGATGAAGGTCGAAACATGGATGAATGCCGACGAGGCCATTGCCTACAAATTCGCCGATGAAAAATTTGACACAAAGAAAAAAAGTAAATCTATGAACATCCTAGATCGTTTGACCCAGCCCAGCGAGTCCGAAGCGCAAGAGCGCATTGAGGCACTCGAAAACGCAGCACAGGCCCATGAAGGTCAAGTGACTGAATTCCAAGCCAAAATGGAGGCCGCAGAAGCAGCCCTTCAAGAAGCTGCCACCGAGCTTGACGCCGCCAACGCCGCCAAGGTTGTTGCAGAACAAGCAAACTCCGAGCTTGAGGCCAAAGTTGCTGAGCTTGAGGGCCAGATTGAATCCCTGACCGTGGAAGCTGAAGCCAAGGAGGAGGAAACCGCCGAAAAGGTGGAGGAACTCGTCGAGGCAGCAGAAGAAACCGAGGAAAAGGTTGAGGCCAAGGCTGCCGAGCTTCTCGCCGCCACTGGCCACCCTGAGCCCGTTGAGATCAACGAGGAAGCAGAAACCAAAGACACTTTCGCCCAATACCGCGAGCTTCAGGCAAGCGACCCACGGGCTGCAACCGAATTTTGGAACGAACAAATCGCTCCAAATCTTAAATAACAAACACAAAAAAACAACTCACCGTTATGGCTAACAGCACTACCGGCATCCAAGACGATATCATCTCGCGTGGCGTCCTTCAGGGCTTCACCGCTGGCATCGCTCCTATGGCTGCCCTTAACACCCTCTTCTCTGACGAAGCTTCCCGCAAGGGCGACCGCGTCAGCGTTCCCCGTCTCAACAGCGCCCTTGACGCCGCTCTTGACAAATCCGTTGGCGGTTCCTACACCGTCCAAGACATCGACTCCGACGCTGTCGAAATCGTCCTGAGCAATCACAAGTATGTGAGTATGGGCGCTGACGACATCGAAGTGGCCAACAGCTCTGCCCTCGTTCTTGAGCGTTACGGCGTGCGCAAAGGTAACCTCCTTGCCAAGACCGTCGTGCAGGACATCTGGTCCGAAATCACCAACGCCAACTTTGGCGCTGCTGCCTTTACCGGTGCCGCATCGACCTTCGACGAAGATGATGTTGCCGACATCGCAGATGCCTGCGACGACGACGACATGCCCGCCGATCGTTACCTGGTCCTGTCCAACGCTTACATCACCGCCCTTCGCAAGTCTGGCGCAATCAAGGACACCAGCGGTTATGGCTTCAACGCCATCATGTCCGGCGACATCCCTGAGCTTCACGGCTTCAAGGTGATTCCTTCGAACATCATCCCCGCCAACGGTGAAAACCTTGTTGGTTTCGCCACTGACGGTTCCGGCATCGCTGCCGCCTTCCGTTACCTTGCCCCGCAAGCCGGTCACAAGTATGACAAAGCCGAAGCCCTCGTGGGCGAAGGTGGTGTTACCCTTGGCCTGCGCGACTGGTATTCCGAGGACAACGGCAACCGCCGCCAAGTCATCGAGTGTGTCTACGGTTATGAAACCGGCATCACTCAGGGCATCAAGCGCCTTGTTTCCGCTTAATCCCAAGCACATTACACGGGGCCGGGGTAACTCCCGGCCCCTTACCCCTTTAAAGAAATGGCAGCATACGCACTACTTATTGGAACCAAAGACGGCAAGCGCAGCCTAGTGGCTGACGGCAACCCTGTCGAGGTTCGCAAACAGTTCAAATTCTCTGACGGCGAAGGCTTTGAAAAGCTGGAGGTAATCGAGACCGGCAACGGGCGCACCCGTTCCCGTCAATTCCTCAAGAAGCCCGCCCCAGTGAAAAAGGCCGCTAAGAAGGCCGCAAAAAAAGCTTAACTCCGACGTTTCTCATTGGTGGAGTTCCGCCCCTTCCGGTTAGTTTTCGCCGGGAGGGGCATTTTTGCTTAGTTGACACCCCCTCAAGAGCATGAATGTCGATTCCTTCATGAACGGGCTGCAAGACGCCTCTGACGCCACTATGGGCGTGGTTTCCATGGTCGTGGCTGGTCAGACCTTCAATGTCGTGTGGGATGGCTCACAGAAGGCCCAGGAAGGGGCCTTTGGCGGCCTTGAGCCAGATATCCAGGCGCAAGCCACCGCACAAGCGGCGGACGTCTCTAGCCCCAAGTCCCTGCTCGGCAAACGATGCACGGTTGACGGCGAGGCTTTCCGCATCAGCCAAGTGAGGGACGGCTCTGTTGCCGTAGCATTCACCCTTTCAGACGTAAATGATCGCACATGAAGATAACCGCCCAAATGCTCAATGAGGCGAGCTTCAAGAAAGAGATCGCAAAGTTTGAAAAAATGGCGGGGCGTGGCGTAGACGCTGGGGTAAAGCAAATCGCAGAATCTACCGGTCGCGCCCTTGCCTCCAAGATCCGCCCTTACGGTATGGCCGCAAAGCGCGGCAAAGAGTTCGAGGAAAACATCCGCGAGGACATCAAACACGTCCGATATGGGGTAAATGTCGGGGCCTACCCAGGCAGCAACATAGCAGACGCCACCAGGATGCAAAGAAGAAAAGGCCGGGTCCGCATCCGCAAAGTAAGGGGCAGCGGGTGGAAAGAGGTCATCACCACTGGCGAGATGGAAGCTTACGCCCGCAAGCAGGCCGCAAGAGCGGGTATGGCCAAGGCGGGT